TGAATCTAGCTGTGTCCAATTAGCATCATTAAACTCTTCACCACTAGTATGGTTACCTCTTGCAGTATATTTGTATGCTCTATAAGATACAATGTCGCCTAACTTATAATCGTAGTAAGGTGTCCAGGTTGCAAATGATACATTATCAAATAAGAAACCTGGGCTAGTATAATCACCGTCCCAATCTGTTGTTCTAAATCCTTGAGCTTTAATTCTTTCTTGTCTATAACCTGTTGCTTTATCAAAGATAGTATCATTGAAAACTGTTTTATCGTCAAACACAACAACGTGTTCTTTTAAAACATAATTTAGTTTTAGTAAGTAGATACCTTCAGTTGTATTTGTTGTACTAATCGATATGTTTTGAAAGTCTCTCGAAACGTTTATAAACTTAGGATCTATTGCTGAACCGTCTGCTTTTAAAACACTGTAGTCATAAAAACTATCTAGTAAATTATCAGCAACCCCAACTGCTAGTTTAACGTCCATATTCGTTGCACCTGGACTAACTGATAGCACAGAACCTACTGCCCAGTTGTGGACTGTCCAATACATAAATTCTTTTGATGCTGTTACAAAGTCTTGTACTACTTGATTAGTTCCATCGTAATTTGCAAAGTTAAAACCTAAACTTTTTAAGTGTGCTTGATATCCTAACAAGAAGTCAACAACGTCTTGTATAGTATTGTATTCTGTTCCGTAACTTACTTTCTTAACTTTGAAAGTATTAAAATTTCTACGCTGTTGAGCAGTAACAGCATTTGCAACTGGTAAGTCAGGTAGCTGTACTAAGTTACTTTTATCAAACGTTTCTCCAGAGGTAAATGTTTGTGTTGCTCTATAAAATGATCCTCTGTATTCAACAATACCGCCGTTATTAAATCTTTTTTCTTTTTCCCATGTTGCAAATGGTTCTGAAGTTCCTGCAACAGATATAACAGGATCTTTTTGTTGTGGGAATGTTTCAAATGTATTAAAGTAAGGATTAATGTCATCGTACCCATTAACTACCCAACCTTGTGTAGTTTTCTCAAAGATAACGCCACTGTATGTTACTGAGCTAATTGGCGAACTTACGTTAAAGATAATGTCATAGTTTTCTGGTGGAATAAACACACTTGCACTTGCTGAACTAGGATTTTTACTATCAAGCAAATACTTCTGCTGTTGTTTATCAACAAACCCGCTTACTCTTGAACTTAGTCTAACATTAATACAATCAATGTTCTTTTGTGCTTCAGCAACAGAAGCACCTTTAGACTTAATATAAGAAGCAATGTACATTGCAAGTCCTGCAACTTGTGTTTTTCCTGCTACAGGAAATTTTAAATCTGTTGGTGTTAAGAATGTATCTGATGTTACATTTACTAACTGATTTATAATGTTTCTTTTAGTTACAGATCTATCAAAGTTTAATATTAAATAATCAAATGGCTTTAACAATGCTAATGCTGTTGTTACTGCAAAAGCATATTCTGAACTTGTTTTCCATGCGTTTTCAACTGGACTGTCATCGCCTAATTTAAATGGTCCTCTGTTATTAACAAGCTGGAAGTTTCCTGCAAGACCTGATGTTAACGGATCAACAAGTTTACCATCACAATCACAAGGAATATGATTTAAAATAGTTGTTCTAGCATATCTTGGATATATTCCTGCTCGTGTACCTTGAGCAATTTTACCTTGGGCAATATCTTCCCATAATACTAAGTTACCGTTTGTGTAAGGTGCAACACCATATTCTGTATCCCACCAACTAGGTTTAATACTAAAGCCTAACATTTCCCAAGGGTGTGTATGAGGTCTATCAGTGTCGTAGAAGTGTTTGTAAACACCTCTCCAATATCCAGGCAAGTTTTCTTTGCCTGTAGGATCAGTCATGTTAGAATATGTATATGTAAATGGTTCTGTATCTACAAAATAATCATTTGTTGTATAACCTAGGTTAGTATTTTGTACCCAAGATAAAAACTCTTGATTAATTACATTATCTAGTTCTTCTTTTGTAAATGTACTATTACCATAATATCCACCTAACGCTTTTTGTACATCAAAGATTTCAGGATCATATTCTTGTTTAATATTATTAAAAATACGTTTTTCAAATTCTAAAAGTAAGTCATCTCTATAATCATCGTATGCTGTAGTTTTACTTCCATCATGTCCTTGGATTATATTTTTAGGTACTCTATAAGTATCATCTAAATATTTTATAGGCTCATACTTAGGATAAAGTCCTAAAGAACTAGGAGTTGGTGGCACATGGCTAAATGCTGTTGATACATATTCTCTTATTTCAATTCTATCACCTGGTACAAGAGTTCCTGTTATTGTAATAAAGCCTAACGCACCATTAACTTCGTAATCTTTTCCAACAATAAGTTGTACATCGTTAAGGTAAACATATGCTGCTTTCCTACTTAATGTTTCTAAATCAAAATTTTCATTAAGTGTAAAATTCTTAATACCAGGATCATCAACTACATATTCAGTTTTAGTAAATGCTCCAGCACCTATCATATCTGTGTCTGCAAAAGGACTTTCGATAGTTTTAGTTTTTGTAATATTTTCTATAATATTATCTAAAAAGTCTGAAGTATTCTCGTTAAAGTCAACTTCGGTTGCTTTCTTAATAATATTTTGTTTAAAAATTGTATATGCTTTTTTAGCATATCTAAGAGACTTTACAATGTTAACATCTTTATCATTGACCAGTAACGTAGAAACTGCTGCGAAGCCTGAGTGCTTCATAAATCTTGTTGAGTTCTTCTGATAACCGTCTACGTCTCTTAGGTTTGAAACTCCTGGAACAGATCCTACAACTCTCCTATCAAATTCAAGAGATGATTTTAAATGGTCAGTTGCTTGTCCTAGTGTAAATGTTTTTAACTGTTCGTTGAGAGGATTTTTTTCTAGCCCTGCTGGTATTTGATAGTAACCTTGATCAGGCTTAACTGCTGCAACTACTTTTACAGATAGTACATCATTTATACTAAATGTTCTATCAAACGTAAATTGATTTGCACTTCTAGTATATGTATTAGTAATATACTCGCCATTTAGATAAAAATTAATTAGTGCATCGCTTGGAAGTGTTTCCCAATCAACAGTATTAAATATTCCTATTGAATCTGCTGTATTAAATGTATACTGATCAATAATTGGCTGTATGTAAGTTTTATCAGTTGCTATCCAACCGTTAGCATATACTCCATTAATTTTATAGAATCCTGTGTTGGTGTTCTTGGTATATTGTTTTTGCAATAATGTGTAAACAAATTTTTCTGTTTCAAAACTCCAATCAAATACAATATCACCTACGTTATTAATGTTTGCATATGTTAATGCAAATCCTAATTCTGTGTCTACAACACCACTACCAATCTTATAACCTAAAAGGTTACTACCTACAAAACTTGATACAGGATATGTAGTTTCGTTTGAAAATGCAACTCCTGTAGAATCATACAATTCAAATTTAGGTGCTTGGTTAGCACTAATTTTTTCTTGACTACGTTTCCAAGTCGACCCGTCATAATGATACATCTTACCAGAGTTAACTGTACCTCGTCTTACTAATACGCCTTCGTTAAATGCTGACAATGTATCAGTAGTTTCTTTTAAGTTAATTTGTGTTGTATTGTTGTGTCTTACAAACTTTACTTCATAAATTCTATTGTTTGCTAGACTATCTGTATCTGCAATAACTAAAACTCTTGCACCTTCAAACAAAAATTCGCCATCAATGTTATAACCTTGCGAACCTTCAATTTTAGAAAAGACATCATCTGTAAATGTATCTACATAGTCAACTGTTTGTTTTGCAACGCCACCGTGATTATATAATTGTATATCAGGAAGGAATTCAATAATAGGTCTTTTAGCTCTAGCTGACTCCAACGAATCAAAGTCTTGATTTCTAAGTTTGTATGCTGACTCTAAAACAGTTCTGTGGAACCATCTATTATATCTGGACCACGGGTTTGAGTCTTGGCTGTTTCTAGAAATTGTAATATAATCTTTATTACCAGGATACTGTGACGCATCGTCAAAAGGCTGTGTATCAAATCCTTGATTGTCAAATAGTATATCAGGAGAGTCTGTGTCTAATGGCGGTGGTACTAAGTCAGCAAATCTAATTAATTTAATTTCACTTCCTACACCTTCAATTAACCACTGTCCTTCTGCATACTTAGACGGCTGTACTTGTCCTCTAAACTCTACAACTAAACCGTTTGTAAATTCAAGTCCATCTGCTGTTGTGTAATTTACTTTACCTACAATTTCTTTATCAACATCAATAAAAGTATTTGTGTCAATATCCGCAATAATAAATCTTCCTAGTCTATTAGGAGTAACATCACTTTGATAATATAAAATATCTGGTGAGTTTTGTGGAACTTTAAATGTAACTGTTCCTACTTTTGCGCCGTTACCTTCTACTCCATCATTGTATAGTAGTGATGCAAAGCCTGCATCATTTGAAACTAGTTTCCAATCTTGTGAATCAATTGTAATACTGCTTCCGTCTAACGGACTAGTTTCATTAACACACTTCCAAAGTTGTTTATCGAATACTGCTAGTTCTCCTGGAAAATATGCTTTGTTAGCATTAAATTCTAATGAACCTGTGTCGTAATTATTTCTAATATAGAAACCTTCTGCGGGAGAATTAATTTCAAATTTGTACTCTTGCCCTCTATACAAAGTAATGTCGGGATTGTTAGTTACGCTATCTGGTGTAACTATCCAACTGTTTATTCCTGTTCCTACTTTATATGTACTTTGAATATTTGCTGCTTGTCCGTATACATCTATAGATGGTGGACCTCCAGGAATCCAATAGTATTCTCTATAGTTAACAAACTTGTCCCATATAATAGGTGGGTTCCAGCTGTAGTGTTCCTGCTCTGTAGTTTTATCATCTCTCTCATTAGCATTACCGAAAAATTCGATCATGCTTTTAAGATCAATATAATCTTTAAACTTTAAAATTTCTTGGTTTTCTTCAACCGTAACCGCTGGCTCAAGTTGATAGCGACTTCTTAAAGTTTGATCTGTATCAAGATAAACATCTTTACCAGTAAATGTTTTTCCGTAACGCTTACCGATGTAACCTACAGTTTTATCAACAACACCTGGTTGAACTAGTGGATCAAGTACACCTGATAAAAATTTATCATTGGCTGGCGTTTGAAAGACATTAGGAAGTAAGTCTTTACTTTTTCTAATAGGTATTTCACTGTTAGGAAACTTTTTGTTATCTGCCATTAGTAACTAGAACCTCCGCTGCTAGAAGAACTTGATGAACTAGAGCTGGATGAACTAGAACTGGATGAACTAGAACTGGATGAACTAGATGTGGTATTTGCCGTTGAGCCAACTGTTATAGTTGTTGTGCTGGAACTAATTTCGGCAGCAGTAATACTTGCTACAATTTCAATATCATCAACAGTGGCACCACTAACAAAAATTTCGTCTGGTTTACTTTGTATTTCAAACAGGCTACCAAATGCCTGTGATGGCTGTCTTGGCAATATAACAAAATTTGATATATCAGGCGAAACTACATTTAGTATGTAAGTTGAAAGTTCGCTTAGATAGAATCTATCTCCAAAGTCCCAGTTATTAACATCAAAGAACTGATTCATTGCTGTTATGATTCTTACTTTTAAATCATTATTGTTAAGATTTCTTGTAGGATTTTTAACTACTTTAAACTGAGCTTGTACCTTAGTATCAGCAGTACTGCCAAACAACACTTTGTACTTCACAGGATGGTAAACAACTTCATCACTGATCGACTTAATAGCGTTTAGTCCTGTACCAAACGTTACCCTAAGTTCGTCATTTGTCGGTGCAGTCGGCTCTGTTGTACGAGCACCTGCTAGAAAATTTCTAAATTCTGTATCATAAGATCTAGTTAGAAGGTAAAGGTCAATAATGTTTGTTACACTAGGATCAATTCTTCTATCTTCGCTGGCTGAATGTGTGTATTGAAACTTAATATTGTCTCTACCAATATTTGCTCTGTATGTAGGATCTAATATAAGTGTATTAGTTGTACTGTCAACACGTTTAACTCTGTTTTCTGCACTATCATAAAAGTATATTAACTGCCCATCTGTATAATTGTTAACATTAACCAATGATTCTTTTTCAATTACTAAGATAGGAGTTACTGCTGGGTCAACTAAGTTGAATACTGTCGTACCATAATTATCTTTCTCTGATTTAAAGAAAAGAAATTTTAAATCAAGATCTTCACCGACAACATTAACAAATGACTCTGGATTGTCAATAACACCGTCTTGATCAGAATCTCTAAATCCTAATCTAATTTCTTTTGTACTTTCATAACCGTCGTCAAACTTGATTACATCTGCAACTTCAAATGGATAATCTCGTACTAAAGATCCTGTGCCAACATTTTTAGAATTAATACCTAAAACATTTACAACATCTTTTTCAACCTTACCTGTTAAACTGTTATATGCTTTTTCATTTTTATCAAAGTAAAATCTATTTTGCTTTTTACTACCAAACACATAGTTAAGTGTACGTGTTCGTACAATATATTGATCGTTGTCTTTTACAAATGCCATAATCCAAGAACTATCTAGGTTATTATTTGTTACGTCACCTGATTTACCTAAACTAAATGGTGAAGTTAAGTCTAAGTTTTGATTTTGAATAATTTTCCAACTAGAATCTGTATCATCGTATCTCAACCCAAAGTTTAAATTTGCAAAGGCTTGATTAACCATTGACGATTCAAGTGCATCTGAAAGATCTGTTACAAACTTAGGAACAATTCTTGAAGCAACTGCATCTGAAGGTACATTATCATTAAACACAATAGGTCCAATGCCTTTTGCATTGGCTCCTGTGCCTGCGTTTGTTCCGTCACCTGCAACACTAATAACTTTTGTCCAGATAAAATCCGTTGCACCAGCATGATCAGCAGCGCCATTCATAAGTGTTCCGTCAGGCATGAAGTGCTTGCCTTCTGGGGCAACAAATTTAACATTTGCTCCTGCTGTAATGTACTTTAAGTTATTAGTAGAATACGTGCCTACTTTAAGTAGCGATAAATCAACTTTGTTTTTAAAATAACCAGTACCTTGATTAATACCGTTTGTAGACGCATTCCATACAATATTATCGCTTGTAAATAAAATGCTGTCGTATTTTGTAAAGTAAAAATTGTATACATCTGTTTCTGTAAAGACACCTTCTACTTTTTGTTTAATAAAGTTAATAATGTCTGATCTGTTTGTAAATTTAAAAGCAAGTGACTTTTCATCTTCTTCTTTATACATATAACCGTCTGTACCAAATACATTAACAGAACTATATTTTCCACTTGCATCAATAAGATCAAAGTTACGTGATAAACCACTTGATGTTCTATTTGATGCTTTTACTTTTAAAATGTTTTGTGATGTTGATAGAGGTGCAAGATTATAATCTTCACCAGTAATCATTCTATTTTGTGTGTAATAATTTGCAGGTGCATTCTTTTTAATAGATGCAACTGACTCTGTAGGAGTTGCTGTTGCAACAGTTGACTGTAACGCCATTCCAATTGTTAATGTATGTGCAATGCCTGCTTGGTTAATATACTCAACTGAGATATTAACGTTTTTCATTTCACTAGGTGAAATCGTATAACTTAATCCATTACTAATTCTATAATAAGTTCTAAAAGAACCTTTAGGTAAGTTACCATACACACCGTCAGCAAAAGTTAAATCAATCATATCGGTTTGTTTAGTTTCTACACCGTAAATATTTCTGATATCTCCAGTCAAGCTATTATAAGCAATATTGTTTCCTGTAAGGCTTGATACTTTTGTCCACTCTTGAGCTTGGCTTCCGTTTGCAAGTAATTCAAACAACCAAACGTCATCGTTGTTAATTCCTTTTGCATCAACTGCAACTTTTTCATTTGTTGATGGCGCATCAATTGTAAAGTCTGCTAACTCCAAAGAACCTTGTTTGAAGTGCATAAAAAATCCTGTATTAGGACTTGCTGGACCTTTGTTGTCCTGTCTGTAAAGAAATCCTAGTTGGTTACCAGGTGTAGGTGCTTCCTCGTAAATCTCTTCTGCACCTTTGAATGTTGTACTTAAAATTTCAAACACCATTTGTCTACCTGCAACAGTTTTTGAAAAAGTAAACATTGGCACATCAGTACTAGCAGTTCTAAATCTATATTGTTCTGTTGGAATGCTTTGAATAACATCTGTTCCTTGGCTTCTACCAAACTTTGTGTTATCAGACATAGCAGCATCAAGAAGCAAAACAAACTGTTCTGCCCAGTTTGTATTAGTTGGATCGTTCCATTTAATTGTTTGACTTGCTAGGTTACGTCCATTACTGTCAAGTAACTGTTCTGTAGTTGAAACTGATGTAAATTTAAGTAAGCCTTTTGCTGGCATGTTACGCTTTGCATTGTAACTAAGCATTTTAGCAATACGTAGTACACTTTCTTTACGCTCAGCAAGTTCAATAAAGTTTTCTCTACTTGCTAAATCAATACGGAAGGATAAACTTTGTCCTAGAAAAGCAATAGCATCAATTAGTGCAAGGTACTCTGAGCTTTCAATATAATCGTTAAAATCTTCTGGATAGTTTTCTCTTAGATAGGTGATGATCACACGTCTTAGATTCTCAAAATCATAAGATTTGAAATCAGCATTAGCGAAAGTCTGGTATATACGTGTCCAGTCTTCGTTAAGTAATAAATTATTTTGTCTTGACGTTGTGCTCATTATTGGTTCCTATACTGTATTTACCCATGTATATAATATGATCAGTTTATAACGGAGTTATCTCTGTCGAAATTAAACTTCATTCTCTCGCTAACATTGAACGGTATATATGTTACATCGGCTTCGATTCTAATTCCTTGTTCGGTACTGTCTACTCCTACAGCATTTACCTGTATTCTTGGGTCATAATTGATAATATCTTGTACATCTTTAGCAATCATTTCTTTAACTTGTGGTGTAAATTGCTCAAATATCATGTCCCAAATAATAGTTCCGAAGTTTGGATTTTCTAATTTTTCACCTTTTCTAATATAAAAGTGATTGATAATATCTTGTTTTACTAAATCTATATCATAGAGCTTGAAGTTATCAACTGCATTTGCTGAACTAAATCCTTTATACGCATAACTTTTTGCGCCTACCTGCCCTACTGATGCTTGGTTTGCTGATACAGTTTTTTGATTGTATAACTTAGCCATCTTGTTTCTCCTCTCTATCTGTTGCTAGTGCTGTAACAAACTGAGGTGCTTGGTTTTCATGCAGTAACCACGGCTCATGCATAGGAACACGCCTCATGATAGATGTTATTGTTCCGTCTTGCCATTTTGTAGTAGCCCAGTCTTTTAATGGGTTTACTAATGGGTTATCGTATTTAATTAAATCTGTAATTGTTAATGCTGTGTCAGCTTGTGCTGCTCCTGTTGCAGCTGGACCGTTAAGGTGTATGTTAGGACTTGCTGACATAATAATGTCTCCGCCTGATGCAACTTCTGTATTTGCGCCTGATGTTAAGTAATTGTAACCGCCTGTATTAATATCCCAGTTTGCTTGTGTATCTGATCTATCACCAATTGTTTGAATATCAGTAGTTCCGCCAACGAAGTGTCTGTGGTTGCCAGCAACTGAAATATCTAAATCTCCAGAAAGAGGAAGATCTTCTGCATTTGTATACATTCTTGTTTCAATTTTTCCGTTAGCACCAATTAATATATTAGTGTTAAATGCACTCTCTATTTGTACTCTACCATTTTCTTGTTTAAGAGCATCTTCAATTTTTGCATCTTGATGTAAACTGTCAGGTGCTTGATATTCAGCGGTTGCTTTAATGTTTACATTACGACCAGCTTCCATGTTGATATCTCTATCTGCTTTAATATTAATATCATTCATTGAGTGAACACTTACACTGTCGTTCGCAAACACATCTACTTTACCATTAGATGTTAACTCAACCCATGAAGTTCCTTTTGCATTACCTATGTAAATTAAATCTTCTGAATTATGTAAAAGAAGTTGATGGCCTGTTCTTGTTCTAAGTCTTGTGTACTCATTATATGGCAAGTCAAGTAATCCTACGTTAGGATTTGCATCTGTTGCAGCAACATATTCTACTGGTCCGTCTTGTGGTGAAGATTTTCTAATGTAACGATCATCACCATCGTCCATGACAAACTGTGTTCCGCCTAATCTTGTAACAGGAATTTCAACACTTAGATTTTCTTTTGTACCACGCCTCATGCGTTTACCGTTTGGACCGTAGTCTAAAGGACCTGGAGTACTAATACCAAATACTGCATTAGGATTATTACGTCTACTAGATGTAGTAGTAACCCCTCTTACATCATCTTCTAATAATCCTTGGAAGAAAAATCTATCTGTTATAGGATGTACGGGCTTTGGAATCTTTTCAGCATCAATTTCGTTCTCGCCATCTGTAGAACCATTTATTCGTTT